ATGCCGGAAGCGACCGCGACGCAGCGATATATTAAAGGAGGACTGACATCATGGCAGATCAACGAATTGCATATACCGAAGAAATGGTCGGCTCCGGCCATCCTACCAAGGCCGACACGCTTAACCGTCACGCACTGGTGGAACACAACACAGACGGGACGCATAAAATGACGGGGGGCGCCGCCGGGGTGATTTATTATCATGACGGGACCAAATTGACTGCCCTGGCCGCAGGCGCGACAACGGAGGTCCTTGTCGGCGGCGGCGCGGCTGCCCCTGTTTGGACAACGGCTACCGGAACAGGTGCGCCTGTAAGAGCAACATCCCCGACTTTGGTAACGCCAATCTTAGGCACTCCGGCAAGTGGAGCATTGGACAACTGCACGAGCAACACTGAGGCGGACAATAACAGCACAACGCAGTTAGCCACCACCGCCTTTGCCAAATCTCAAGATGCCGTATTAGCTCGTGAGCCGGATCAAGGCGTGGCGATGACCTATGCCGCAAGTGGGTCAACGGGGATTCGGGTTGCGGATAATGACAATATCGACTTTGGAACGGGGAACTTTACGTTAAGATGGAAAGGCTCAATACCCGACTACACACCGTCTGCTGACGTAATTTTAATGCAGAAAACAGACGCCACTAACGGCTGGCTTTTACAAGTTGATACCACAGGCGTCTTGCAGTTATTGAGAAACGCAGAGGCGGCAAAATCTTCAACGGCTGCTCCAACTATTACAGACGGGACGGTGCATGAGATAGTTTGTGTCGTGACCACTGAAACTGCTTCTGTTGCTGGCTCAGTCGCATTTTATGTTGATGGTGTTGCTCTCGGTTCTTCTGTTGCGATTACCGCCGGAGCGCCCACAACTGTCAATAATGCCGTCTCTCTTTATGTTGCCGGAACAAGCGCAGTCAGAACCGCGAGCAATAATTATGCGGCGACAACCTTCAACCGCGCCCTCACAGCAGCAGAAGTCCTTGACCTTTACAGGAATGGAATTGCTTTTGCTGACAAGTGGGGGAGTCAGACTCCGGTTTATACAAGTAATTTTAGTGCTGGGAGTGATAGTTGGGCTGCTTTTAGAGGAACGGTAGACGGCAATATAGATGGTATTGGTGGTCAGAACGATACGTTAAGGTATTATGCTGATACGGAATCTGATGTTCATTTCATTGTACGAACCTTATCTCCAACAGATAAATATGTCCGCATTACAGCAGATGTATATGTCCCAAGCACAAACACATCACTCAAGCAAGTCTTTATCAGCGCTGATACAATATACTCGAATCACAGTGGACTTACCACGACAACTGATACATGGGAGACTTTGACGGCTATACTCATTAAAACAGCGCCATATGTACGAATCGTTGCTTGGGGTACAGGGACTGTATTTTTTTCCGGTGCAAACAGTGTAACAGACGATTTATTCTATGTAAAAAATTTTACTATCACCGAACTCGGCGCAACCCTCGCCCTTGAACCAGAAGGAATCCAACCAGCACCCGGCCAGTGGCTTGACAGTTCAACAAATAAACTTCATGCCATGCAACCAGCGGCAGGTTCATCTTTAACTAGACGTAAAAAAGACTTTGAAGTCAGATGGACAAATACTTGGGCAGGGACACACGAAGCGCAGTATATCGGTGGCGTTAATCAAGCCGTTCTTCCTGTTGGTTGCTACATTGAGAAAATCATTGGCGTTATCACTGGTGCCACGATTGAAGACATTATCGTCGGCGATGGAAGCGACACGGATAGGTGGGTTGCAGCGACAACAGGTCTGGCAGCAGGAACTACCAGCTTTACTATAGCAAATGCAATCAGTGACGGCACAAATTATAAACTGGTTGTTGATCCTGACGCTAACTTTACCGGCAGTATTGCTTGGACAATCAAAGGGATAATCTTACAATAAGGAGAGCTAAAATGAAAATCACGTTATCGAATAACAAGGAAATTGAAATTCTGGGAATTAATCTTAGAAACGCAACGGTTGATTTTAAGTGGGTTGACGGAGTTTACGGGGGCGAATGTGCTTTCCCGATTGTTCTCGCTGAAGGCGTCCTTCCCACAGAAGCAGACATTCAGGCAGCGGCAGAAGCTGAACTGGTGACGGAATGACCTGTGTTGTATCTCCTCTCGTCAAATTTAGTCATTTTTCGCCCCGCCGTGCAGTCAAAATGCAGACAGTGATTTCATTCAAACCTTAATTTTGACATCTCCGATTTCAGCATTTCGGTGAGGACGTCGGCGTAAATTGTTGTCGTGGAGATGGCGGCATGACCGAGTATTTTTTGAACCGTCCTGATGTCAATTCCGTTCTTGAGCATGTAGGTCGCCGCAGTATGCCTGAGATCGTGCAGCCGGTGCCCCACGATCCCGCAGGCGGCCATAACTCCCTTGACCCTGTGCGAAATGGTTCCTCCTTGGCCTCCTTCCCAAATCAAAGCCGGATTCCTTTCGGCAGGCTCCGGCGGGCCTTCTGAGGAGGGAGGTGTTCAGACAGCTTTTCTTATGGATCGCCTCCAAAAGCGGGTGATCCTTTCGTATTGCGCTTTCAGATCGGCGGGAAGATCGTATGTTTTACGCTCCTGCCATTTCCCGAAGACAAGCCAGGGTCCGGCCAAAATCTTCTCCCGGCCTTCCACTATTTTCTTTACCTGGTCATCTATTTCATCATATTCTTTTTTCGCTTCCTTGAGGGCTTCCAGGCGGTCCAGCAGTTCGGCCAGTTCGCCAGTGTCAACCTCCACCTCCTTGCCGATATGCTCCGGTAGGCAGATATGGGCATAGGCGCAACCGTCACACCACATCTCATCGTTGATCGGCTCGGGCAGCGTCCCCGCGGCAACATGGGCATTGACCGCCTCAGCCCGCTTCAGTGTTTCTTCCCCCATGTCATAATCCAGGTCCATCCATATCTCTTTCATCTGCCCGGATACCTTGTCCTTGAACAGGAACACGCCCCGTTCACAGCCCTGCATAAGCAGATATAAATTCAACTGCGTAGGGTATTTGCGGAGATAGGCATATTTCCCGCGGGTCAGATCGCTGATGGAATTGATTGCCTTGAAGACGAAGGGAGAACTTGACTTGATCTCCAGCGGAAAGTAGTCCTTCCCGACAGGGATAAAGCCGTCGACGTGCCCGGTAATCTGATATTCCGGCCAGGAGAAAGCCCGCTGCTGTTCGATGACTTTAATGCCCGCATCGGCCAGGTCCTTCAGGACTATCTCTTCAATCTCACTGCCCATATCAAATACCATCTGCAAGCCGACATCATGCAGTGCCCGTTCCTGCCATCGCGTCCTGTTCAGGACATGATACCGGACGCAGGGGATGCCAAGGTCGCTCGCCCTGTTGCTATTGACCGGGAATTGCTTGATCTTCCTTGCCTTGGCAGCTAATACCTGTTCAACTATCATATCAGCCCTCCATTCCGGGATCGCGGTCAAAGGACGGCTCGATCTTCCTGATGGATTCGAGGGAGTTCCCGTATTGATTGGACGCATAGACGATTTCCGCCTTTATCCCGGCGTCTTTAGCCTCCAAGGCCGTTTTCATGGCTGACTCGGAGAACGTTTCGATCTTCTTTTCACCCTCAATCAGGATGACAAATACGGTGCCTTGCGATCCGTCCTTCTTTTTGAAGTTACGCTTCCTGACATCCACGATGCCGGAAACAATCGTCTCCGCGCCCTCGCTTTTGGCCTCGGACTTCCGCTTGCCGTCTTTTTTGAAATCGACCTTTGCCAGCATGTCCTCGGTGATGCCGGCGAATTCTTTCAGATCCTCGTAGGTCATGTTCCTGATCCCCAACAGGCGGGTGATGCCATTGCCGATGCAGTTGGTATAGGCGGCCTTCTTCACGTCCCCGACATCGATTTCCGATGCGGGAAGCTCCGTCTTATTGCCGTTTTCCCATTCGTACTTCTTGAAGAAGCCATCCTTGCTGCTCCGGGTGCCAATGGCCTCGATAGTGGCGCCGGCCAGGGAGAAAAATCCTTTATAGGTGAAACTGAAATGGCCTCCTTCCGCCGGTTCCCGGATAGGCTCCGAAATCCTCCAGGAGATGCCAAACATCCGGGCGATCTTCTCCGCGCCCGATACCTGGAGGTAAGGCTTCCCGCCCTGATCCGTCCAATCATGCCGGTTTGTTAGCTTTATCGCCACCTTCTTGATCTTATTCATGGCGTCAATACGCCGTTCGGCCTGTTCTGCCAGGGAAATCAGCGTATCATCTGTAATAGGCGTTAAAGCTGTCTCCTGAACCTCCATTACTTCACCGTACTTTGCCTGCTCTTCCATCCTCTCCTCCTTATAAACCTAAATGTTTTCGACGGCGCTCCGCTTACGCCGCCTCCCTTCCGTTCATCTCCGGCAGGTGGCTCTGCAGGATCCATAATACCTGCTGCTCCGGGGTCCGCCGGCAGCGCTTGGCCTCCTTGTCGATATAGTCCAGGATATTCAGGTCAACCTC